GTCCAAGTTCTGACTCGGTATTGCTAATCCAGCGTTGACCGGGGATAAATTGTTCCATTTTATTCGATACGGATAAAAATTGTTAAAAATCAAAGAGATATAACACTTCCACTTTCTCCTGATAGAGATTTGAAAGAGTCATATTCCCCATTCTATCGGTGATAGAGATAACCAATCATTTTAACATTTACCATTAAAAATCCACATCAATGATTGTTATGACTGGTATAACTACTTGATTCTGTTGAACTTTCTCTTGAACTGTTGAACATCCACAAACAACCAACACAATTAGTGGGTATATAAGGCCCATATACCAGCACCTAATGCTATTACTATTGGTATTCCATATTTGACAATCTTTTCATAGGCACTAGAGGCACCATTTGAACCGGACATAAAGATGTCCAACTTACTTTCAATCCCAACAAGGGCTTTTGTCATTGCTTGAAAAGTAACCTCAAATTTCTGTTCATGGCTTTCTTGCTTGATTGCCACATCACTAATTGCTTTTGATGTTACTTCCTTCAGTTGTTTCAATTCTATTTCCACAACTGTTAGGCGTTTATCAGCAGCGTGGAATAATTCAAAACTTTTTTCAATATTGTCTCTATCTTCTGGCATAAATTAGTTCCTGTTAAATAAGGTTCTTTTATTTATGTCGTTTGTCTGGTGTTGCTACCAGAATAACAGCGAATGATGCTATAGCTGTTTGTTGTTCAGGACTAAAGTTACCGACACCAAAAACTCCTAGTAACCCCAATAGTGCAAGTATGGTTGACCTTTCTTGAAATCGTGATTGAAACCACTCTGCTATGAAACTCATACAGCACCTGCCTTTGAACGCACATAATTTACAGCCAGTTCGATTAACAAATTTTCAACAAATCCAACGAGTTCTAATCCAATGATTTTTAGTTCAGCCTTAACAGCATCAAACTTTTCATTGTTTGGTGTATCTTTTAGGTCTTGTCGTTTAACAGCATCAATTATTCTTTTGAAAGAACCACTGGTTGTAAAGAACTTAACAAATTGTTCAATGGCGAATGTTTTAATATTCATATTACATCCACCGCATTCAAAAATGGTTCTTGTGTTTTTAAATAAGCATACAATCCCGCAATCCCCGCACCATCGGTATAAGGTACTTGAAAATGTAATTGTTCTAAATGAGTAGCACCATCTAATCTTGATTGTTCACTGGCATAGATTAGGACATCAAAATTGATGAAATCTTTGTTACCGTTGAAGTTGTTTATTTTGATGTACGCGTTTGTTTGTATAAATCCATATACTGTTGGTAAATCTGCTTGTATTGCCATTTTTCGAAATCCTTTTAAAAATGTTGTTATATTGTATTTATATTTATAATCCACAGGTTATAACTTGATATTGGACTGGGCCACCTGCTGATGGTGTGTAGGCAACTGTTATGGTGATACTATCTACTGACCATACAAAATTATTGCAAAACGATGATTGGATATATAACCCTACACCGAAAGTTGAACTATTGACTAGAGTAGGTGTTAATGTTGCCCCCCATAGGTCAGCCCCACCCCCCATTGTTGTAGTAGATAATGTTGTAGGGGGCGTCCAAGATTTAGCTGTACCAATACCGTTATTTGCTGTTGTTGAACTACCATTAGAGAGTTCAACATATGTGGTTTGGGTGAAAGTCGCGGTTGATATATTGACAATATTTACAGTTATACCGTTTATAGTTGCATCTGTAGGTATAGAGAATCCTAAAGTGTTAGCTACCAACTTGTTACTACTACCACTAGTAAATGTCATTGGTTCTGTGTTTGTTGCATATACACTATTACTGGTATACACGTTACTTGGACCCACCCAAGCTGTCGTCCCTGCACTTGTATTGTTAAAGGCATTACTTACCGCATTAGGTCCAATACTAGCCATACCTTAAGACCTCACACACGATAAAGTAACAATAGTATTGACAGCAGTAGCATTTGAACTTGTTGTTATTGCCACCTTACCACCAGCACTAACAGTATTAGCAGCTGTTGCTGTACCTGATGCCTGTGTACTTGTTATTGCCAGTGCTCCTAATCCTGTAACAGAGGTTCCACCAATAGTGACATTGGCAGTTATTGTTCCACTATCTGTTTTTGTTCTTGCTCCAGTAATGGTGAATGGAAATGAAGCATATTCATTAAGGGTGAAAGACCCGTTAGCACCTGTTGGCAATGAGAATGTAATATCAAACTTAACCAGGTTAGATAATGCTTTACCATTGAAACTAATATCACCAGTACCTTTTGTACCAAGATACAAACCAACGTTAGTATCACTTCCTGTAGCATTAATAGCAGCCATATTACCTGTAGTTCCACCTTGTAAAGTTAGGTAATTAACAGCTGACGCAAGTGCTGATATTTGTACTTGAGTGGCTGATGTGTTAGTTCTGAACTGTATAGCTCCAGCACCTTTACTTATTAATTTAATACCTACATCTGTATCAGAACCAAGTGCTGATAGGGTTGGACCAAATCCAGTAACACCACCAGTTATATCCAAATAATTGACAGAGCTAGTTGTATTTGAAATCTGTACCTGTCTGTTAGTAGTATTGGTGTTGAGGTAAATAGCACCTGTTCCCTTTGATGCTAATGAGAAACCAATATTTGCGTCTGTTCCTTCAACACTAATAATTGGACTATTGGTAGTTGTATTTCCCTGTAGAACAATCTCATTTGCCAAGGCCAACCCAACCTTCATTTTCATTAATGAAGAACCATCATCCAAAATATTTCGTGCATTGGATATTGCTGTACTTGGACCCATTTGAGCCTGTGTTGTACCTACCGCACCTGTTCTGTCTAATGTAAGAAATGACCAAGTTTGACCAGCAGGAACAACACCCTGAGTAGCACCACTGTAATTCTTAACACCAAACATTGAACCAAAGTAAGTAGAACCGAATGTTGCACCTTGTAAGTCGTTAACATTACCAGCGGATATAACAGTATTTTTAAAGTTAAAATCAACCAATGTTTGGTTAGCAGCAGAACCTAAAACTGGATGGGAAAACTTAAGAGTGTAGTTACCAGCAGCAGACCAATCAGAAGCCATTTTCATTTCATATGCTGTTGTACCTACACCAGTTAAACTTAAGGAGCTTGTACCATATTGGGTAGCATTATTGATAATGGCACTATTTGAAAATGTGTTTGTACCAGTAAATGTTTGAGTATTGCCAAGATAGGCATCACCGCCTCCACCACCTGAAACTGTACCCCATTCAAGAGCAGTAGCAGCCGCATTGGTTCTTAGTACCTGAAGTGATGTACCAAGGGTAGTTAAACCTGTTCCACCTTTTGTTGTTGGTACTGTGTTTAGAGTTGCTGTGATAGCTGTTGTACCACTACCTGTTACATCACCTGATAAGGTAACAGTTTGATTACCAGTTAAGTAGGCTGTATTTGAAGCAGCAGTAACTAACCCCTTTCCATTAACAGTAAGAGTATTGAATGAACCAACATTTGAATTAACAGTTGGTAATGTAAGGTTGACAGAGGTTGTTCCTGACCCTGAAGCATCACCACTAAATGTGATTGTTTGATTACCAGTAAGGTATGTGCTTGTATCGAGTGTCCAGGTATTAGCAGCAGTCTTTTTTGCCAATCCTGTTGTACCTACCAAACCAGCTATTGAGGTTAAATCACCATCTAATGGTTGAGCATCCGTAATACCGTACCCTGAAATTGTAGTTGGTTTTGATGTTAGTGATGCAAATGTATATGTCTTTGAATCTACTTCTGTTTTTGTATAGGCATCCGTAATACCAAATCCAGCTATTGTTGTTGGTTTGCTTGTAATAACAGACCATGCTGGAGTACCCCCACCATCAGTAATACCATACCCTGCTAAAGTAGTTGGTTTACCGGTAGTTATTTTTGTCCAATCTAAATCGGGAATGTCAGTTGAGGTTAATACTCCACCAGCACTAACCCTACCCTTTGTATCAACAGTGACTTTTGTATACGAACCAGGAGAGCCAATTGTCGCAAGTGTTGCTGTTATAGCAGTTGTACCACTACCTGTTACATCACCTGATAAGGTAACAGTTTGATTACCAGTAAGGTATGAACCAACTGGTTGATAAACACCAGTATGATTATGAGTCAATGACGCAGCATCAGTAATACCAAATCCAGCTAAGGTAGTAGGTTTACTTGTTAACAATGCCCAATCAGGGTTGATGTTAAGGGTATTAACCTTATAGTCCAAATCTTGAATCAATAGAACAGACCTATCAATATCCGCATCCAAGGTATCAGCTTCCAATGAACCAGAGGTAAGATAATCAACAGACCTATTTAATGGTACTTGTCTTTTTAATTCAACTAATACTGTATTAGCAGGTGCTGGTGTAAAAGTAACATTACCACCTCCACTAACACCAACTCCACTAACAGTGTAACCAGTTGTTTGTAGTACTCCTGCCTTATATACTTTTAAATCAGTATTCTTTGTGATAGTAAAGGTATATGGAAATACTGTTGTACTTCCATTACCAGTGTAACTATTATATGGTGTTTGAACTGCTACTGACATTATACATTCCTTGTATATATTCCTTTATTTATACTTTTAATTCAGCTAGTTGGTCTAAACCTAAAGTTAAATCGATTTTGGTTACATCCCGTAATCTTTGCTTCTCTGCTATGATTGAACTATTGTCACTACCAGTTTCTAAATTCCTTTGAAACTGCACATCCAGTGACTGTAATAATGGAGCTCGTTCATCTCGCAATCTTTGTTTGGTTTCATCAATAGCAGCATTATAATCAGGTATTATTTCTGTACCATTCCATCTATATGTTTCGTGCTTCCATCTTTCATCTGTTGCCCATTGTATCTCTGTACCAACAAGCACCCAATCATTAGGTATAAATCCACTTTGTTGTAATTCAACTGCGTGTTCATTTGCGTCAATACCAGGTGCTAAACTTGTTAGTGCCAAGGTATTATCTGGTTGTTTCCATATTATATTCATTTGTTATATTCCTTTATTAGTTTCCATAAAATGCAAGGCAACCAACGTCTGTATCATAGTAAGTATTTGATGAGTTGTTCAAATGTATCAAAGCACAATAGGTTGTTTGAAATCCACCACCAGCATTTGTGCGGAAATAACCACCTAGTCCATTAGATGTTCCACCAGTTGAGGTAACAATATAAGCCCCATCATTCATAGCATTTGTGAAATATACTGTATATTGTCCAGTTGATGTTCTTGTTATTGAACTAACATTCCAAGCTGCGTAAATTGCTATACCTGCCCAACCATTAAATCTAACCCAAGCTTTAGCAGTATTTTTTGAATTAACTACTTGTTGTGAGTTTAATGTTAAATAACCACCTTCCAAATTAAACCCAGTACCGTTGTAATAAAGATATTTTGTTCCATCGCAAAAATAATAAACTCCAGTTGTTGGAGCATATGTTCGTTTGGTTAGGAAATCTCCATCATGGTTGACTCTTGAACCAGTAATACCACCGAAGTTAGTAGCAGTATTATCAACCCTTAATCTTTCCACTCCATTTGTATATGTGCTAATAGTATTAGCTGCTGGATGACCAAAACCATCACCTGTTGATGTATATGTTCCACTAAAATTAACAGCACCTGAAAAAGTATCACCTGCTTTATTAGCAGTTGTATAACCATAAGCAGTATTTAATATGGATGGATTTAATGCTACCCAACTTGATACTCCAGCATTTGCTTGTAAGAACTTACTATTATCAGCTGGATTAGCAGGAGCAGTAACATTACCTGATTGAGTTAGTTTTGTATCAACATAATTCTTGGTTGTAATATCTTGTAGGTTTGTTGGGTCCTTAACATTGGTAACAGCGAATCCACCTAAATCAAAAACACCACCAGCTGATTTGAATGTTTGTCTATCCAAATCCTGAACCATCATTACTGCTCTATCAATATCAGCATCCAATACATCGGCATCTAATGCTCCTGATGAAATATAATCCACAGAACGTGTATATGGAACAAACCGTTCTAATCTAATTTTTGTACCTACCAATGGTGGTTCTGGGGTAATGAATGTAATATTTCCACCTCCACCAACTCCAATACCATTGATTTCAAATCCAGTAGTAATAAGAACAGAATCTTGGTAGACCTTTAAATCTGCGGCTTGAACAATTTTAAATGTATATGGAAATACTGTTGTACTACCACTAGCAGTATATTCGTTCCATGTTGTTTGTAGTGATACTGACATATTGATAAATCCTTTTTAAAATTTAAAACCATCCATTTGAAGCTCATGCGTTCCCTGAGCCATCCAATTAGTATTTATGGATGAGTAGGACGAGGAGTCACCAAATAAATTACCACTACCAATTCTTATTGGTTCTCTTAAAATACAACTTGCCACAGCATCAATAAAGTCATCCTTATTACGTGTTGTGGAAGGATTGAAATCTCTTATTTGATTTAGGAATATTCCATCACTAACACTTTCATGAACATATAACCTACCACTGTATAACAGTGTTTCATATGCTCTTAATATACGTTGGTTCTTAGTATTACTTGGTGGGTTATGAACTCCATCAACACCAATACCAGTCCCTGCTAAATGTTTGATTAATATGGCAGGAAGGGTGATACCAATACCATTTGTTTCAACACATACAATTGGAATGTGGTGTTTGAGAACAGTTTTCTTTATTTGCTCACATTGTTCATCTGGATCACCAACCAATTTAGTGGTGTTGTGAATATAGTAGTAACCATTGTCATCCGTAAATACAATCGCAAGAACAGAATCATCACCTTTGGCTGATGAGAAAGCAGGGTCCCACCAACATGTAACACTTCTCAATCTAATTGGTTCTGCGTTTGAATTCTGTAGAGTAGCTATTTCGTGTCCATTAGCTAATCTAAAATCAATAGAACCAGTATAGGTTTTGAACAGTGTGGAATCTAAAACTGATTCAGAGATACTGGTAGGTATTAATAGATATTGAGAATAAAATTCTGCTCTACCAGTACAAGATTTTTGTTTGTCTGATATAACCTTATCAGTGAATCTTTCAGGCCATTGTGATTCACCAACAATATATGGAAACTCACCAGTAGTATTTCTTAGTAATGGTACTCTTAAGAATGATGAGCCATTACTAATTTGCTCATCGTAAATACTTTCACTATCATGATATGTTCCAACAAAAAGTTTTAAACCAATATCTGGAGATAATAAGTGAGCAGATTCTGAAATCTTTTTTCGAAGCTCATACCTTTTAAAATCAGTACCACTATTTTTTGGTACTTCAACGTCATCGTATATTATGTAATCAGCACGACCACCAGTAACGTTAGAAAGAACACCCATTGATCTAACAGATGGGTTACGTCTATCTGTCGAACCATTGACACTAAATTGGTCTGCTCTTAAGGATGTGCCTCTTCCTTTTTGATAGGTAGGAGCTATAGTTTTACTGAGTGGGTGATTCCTTAATATTGATAGAATATCTTTAGAAGACTTGGTTGCTGTTTCTTTGTCTGCTGATAGAATCAAGAACCTTAATGCTGGATTTTGGGTTAGCATATATGCTACCCACATATCCACAATGGTACTTTTCCCCAACCCTCTCCACAGTAGTAGGGTCTTTGATTTGTTATCCCCCCAATTAGCATCATCATCCAAATAGTCAAAAATCGACATTTGAACTTCTGGTGTTTCCCAGTTATTTTTTAAGAACCATATGGTTGCGTATAACCTAAAATCTAATTCATGTTTGTGTTCTTGCTGTTCTTGTATTGAACTCATTCGACATCCTTGTCATTTCACCCAATAACGTCCTTTGCTATTAGGTTTTGGTACTTTTTATTTTCTATTCAATTTCGACATTGCTAGTTGAATCACATTATCAGTTTCTGTTCTTTCTTCCTCTGACAAAATAACTGCTCCATTTGCATCAGTGGTCTTTTCAAGGTTGGTTATCAACTCATTCATCATCCTTGTTACCTGCAACATGTCTTTCAAATTTGACATTTGTTTTCTTCGTTTGTTTACTGTTGCCTCATCATCCCAATCCAATTCAGTAATAAGGTCCCGATGGGATTCAATGGCTACTCTACGAACCAATTCAATGTAGGTCATACGGAGTTTTTCAGACTCTGATTTCCCCTTGAAATCTTTCTCGATTTTCTTTATTCCGTATTTCTTTGCTATCAGTTCATTCTTTTCTTTTTGGGTTTGTTTGATAGCCTTAACCACCTGATTCTGGTTCAACACTCGTTTGTGTGATTCTGAGGTTGCATCTTCTGGTGATTTCAAATTAGATGAACCCAATGGTCTACCTGGGCTCCATACCTTTTTTGTTGTTGTGTCCTTATCAGTCATAATTATCTACTTCCTTTAAAAATATTGTCTGGGTTCAAAGTATCCTTTTCTTTGTAAGGTGTTCCCGTTAGGTGATTCAATCCTTTCTCTACTTGGTCAAATATCAAAGAAGCACCATGTAGGTTTTGTAATGGCATCAATCTACGAGCAGCAGCCACACTGTTTTTATCATGGTTGAAAACAGCCTTACCAAAATTATCAGCCAATCTACCAACAGGACCGAATGCCACTCCTGGGCTAAATTGTTGGTCTTTTGCTTCCTTCGTGGGGTCAATAGCTCTATCCAATTGACTACCAAATGTTGGTTGTCCCAGTACTGCTGCTCCACGGTTATATAAATCGAATGGAAGAGACACTAAACCAGACCTATCAAATGATGTTGCTACCCAGCCTGTTGGGTCATCAAGGTCCCAACTTGTTGGTCTTTTTGCTCCTGTTATCTGGGCTTTAAGTTCAGTGGCTAAAATACCTAAACCAAGCATACCAACAACAGACATATAGAAATTAGCATCACTTCTTTGTAAACCAGCTATTAGAGTTTGATTCCACGCTACCATTGCGAATGATTGAAACTGCATTAGTATCTTGGATATTGGACTATCCATCCAAGCATGTAATTCCCCAGCATTAACAGTATTTATGGTTTTGTCAGTAGACCTTACTATTGCTTGCTTCATTGACTCAGCAGCGTTTTGGTTACCCCATTTTTCATGGTTCAAAAGATTATCTTGTCCATGGAATTTATATTCAGTATGAATAGCTTTCAACTTAGATTCTGTTAATCCAATTTGTGCAAAATGTGTTACCTCTGCTTTTGTTAGCTTTCCACCACCATCTAATTTCTTACCAGCACTAATAATCTTGTCAGTAATAATTTCAGCAGCAGTTGTTTTCTGACCAGCTGTCCACTTAGGTAAACCTGTATAAGTCATAAACTTACCGTGGGTGTAATTAATCAATTGTGCCATTGGGTTAGTCGGGTCATAGTCACCAAACAAATCAACAAAATGTGCAAATCTCATATTAGTTAATTCCTCAAGTGGAGCTACCAGGGCTTTCTTCTCTGCTCTACTTAACTTAACAATGTCGTCCAACCCAACAACATTCTGTAATGCTTGAAGTTCATATTTCATTGCTTTTGCTGGACCATTTATGGTTACTTGTCTTGCTACGTCAGTAATACTGGTTACTGTTACCATCCCCAATTGAGACATAGATGATAATTGTTTCATTGATTCAAAGAACCCTTTTACACCTGGATGCTTTGTTTGTGGACGAATGTTCAACAGCCTGTCATATATTGTTTGTGCTGCTGCTTTATCCACAATTTGAGCTTTGGTTAATCTTGTAATCTCTTTTGTATTTCCTACTCTTTCAGCTTCCATAATCATATTAGTGTAATCATCTGCTGTTGTTTTAAAGAATTGGTCAAACGATTTCACACCATGTGTTTCTGCCATAACCAATTTAGGTATGTATTTTTCAGCATATCTGGTTGCCAACAGATTCATGTCTTTTTCTAACCACTCAGATATTTGTAAATCATCAAGGGTAACCTTTCTTTCATTCAGTGCTTTGAATTCATCAGCACCATAGATGATAGATTCATATATATCTCTTGCTGTTGTTCCGGCAGCATCCTGTAGATTGTTATGGTCCTCAAACTTTCTTAATAGTGCTCTTTGTTTTGCTGGTGTAAGGTTGCCCCATTGTTCTATCAATTTTCTGGTTATATCTTCTATGAATGCTTTAGGATTAGCGGCTATTTTTTTGCTGTCGTACATTCTTGGAACATAATACATTGCTCCCCTGACATTATCAGGGTTTGGTAATAAATCAACAGTATGTAACCTTTGTCCCATTGTTTCATAATAAGCTCTATTAGCTATTGCTAATCTATCTAGTATTGGATTACCAGTAGCAACTCCTGTTAGTTGTTGAAAATCAAAAGCAGTAGCTGCTCGAAGATTTGAATCGAATTGGTCTTTTGTTAGTGTTGGGTCAAGTTTCTTCATCTCTTTGAAACCATCCAAATTGCTATTAATAAGACCACCAACAAGTTCATTATGTAGAACTTTGATTTGAGTCTCAACAGGAACATCGTAAGAACCATTAAGGTGCTTCTGCAATACAAACGCATTCTCAACAGAGGTGTGTCCTAGATTTCTTGCTGCTAATGATGGTGAGGTAAATAACTTAGCACCTTCCCCCAGTGTTAGTGCCTCAATAACTGAACCACCAACTAACTTGTTTTCATCGACAGTAACAGCAGCAGCACCACCTGATTTTGGAACAGGGTTTAATTCATTATATTGAGTAACTAAATCGGGTTGGTCATGGGTATCAGTGATTGATTCATTCAACTTTTTAACAGCATTGCTCCCACCCCATCTGTCCGCAAGGTGTAACAATGTCCCTGTAAATACTCCAGCAGTTCCAATATTTATCGCAGACTCTGTAGCTGTTCTGGTTTCTTGTGTGCCTTGTAATACAGCCTCATCAAGAGCAGCAGTACCTAGTGCCACAGCCAATTTCACTTTTGTGGATTGACCAACAATAGGTATAAGATTGATTGGGTCAAGAATACCAGCAGCCAAACTAGCAGCCATCCCATACCCACCAGATTCACTAATGTTTTGTTTAGCTCTTTGTTCATTATCAATGGTTTTAAGGTAGCCTTGGAATTGTGCTCTTGATGTGAAATCAATTGCCTTATTCTTTTGGTCTTCATCTAATCCATTGAATAGAACCTCGTCATCTCTCCAAGCATCATACTTACCATCAATAGGATTTGTATCCTTATTCTTCAACCATTCGTAGGTAGCATAAGCACTATTGTTTTGTGCAAAAGCATCCTTTACCAATGACCTATCAGTTGATTCTGGTTTGGTTGCTAATTCTTGTAGATACGGATTAACAGCTGGTTGATTGGTGATTGTTGGGTTAGCTTGATAATGTGCTTGTACAACTGGGTCAGTTGGTGATTCGATTGTGTTTGGTACTGGACCAGATGCTACTTGTTGTGTACCAAATGGGCTAACGTAGGTTGAATTATCCTCTACAACAGGAGCTGTATCTGGTGAATCTACTGGTGTATCTATTTTAATCATTATTAACCAATTCCTGTGGCATCAAATCCATGTTGTTTTAATTTATGTAAATAATCTTGGTACTGTTCTTCTGCTCTTTGTTTGCCAATTGAATATATCTTTCCACCTTTTAGGTTATTACCAATTACTGTCCCAGCAGGTCTAGCATTTGCAAAATATCCACTATATTCTCTAATGGATTTGTCAATGCTTCCATTGTACTTAGTCATCAAATCACTCCAGTAATTAGCAGCAGCTTGATGGTGCTTCTCAATTGGGTCACCCGGTTTCAAACCATATTGTTTACCTGTCGATTCAACAAATTGGTATGGACCAAATGCTCCACTGGTGTCATTCAGATTGTTCTTACCATTTGAACTTTCAACCCCAACAATAGCCTTCAACAATCCTGGTGCGTTTGCTAGTGCTGGAACTTGTGCTTGTGCCGCATCAGCACCTTTAGTAATAGCAGTTGGAGTGGTTTGGTATTCACTTCTTGGCTCAAATTTCGATACTGGTTGCCATTGGGTTGGATAGAATTCTCTTGGTGCTGTACCTGTTTCATCCATTTTCAATAGATGGGTTTTTGTATCTACCATGTAGTAAACATCATACTTACCATCTGGTGATTGCTTGTTAGCTGGTTCCAAAACAAACTCATCAATCTTGTGTCTACCAGCATACCCAGTTACATCTACTTTGAATGAATCGTAGTCTTGACCCTTAAACACTCTTTCTGGGGCTCTTGCCATTACACGCTCATTACCCAACTTTGTTTTACTATACCCAATAGATTCATATGCTCTTTGTGCTACTTCCTTCTCTGTTAAACCAGGATTGGTTTTTTGAATCATTCCTGCCTTCAAATTAAATGCTGTTACAGCACCTAATGGAATATCTGGTGAATCAAAATAGTCACTACCACTAAGAGTTTTTTGAGGGTCCTTTAATGGAGAGTCTTTACTTAATAAATCAGGATTGATTTTGTATTGTTTAAGGCTATTTGCGTCATCTGTTCTTTCAGTGTGTAATTTAAATGCTTCCCTATATGAGAATTCAGAACCATCCATCTTTCTCTCCGTTGCAACAATATCTGCTACTTCTGTTAGTTTTGGGTCCATGTCTTTAGCTATTTCTGGATGTTGAGCTATAACAGCTCTACGAGACTCAACCCATTGTTTATCTTGTCCTGGTGCTGGTGGAGTATCAATTGCTCTTATTGCTGCGTTTGGAATATCACCATAATCAGCTTTGACAGTATCAATGAACACACCTGACTTATTTGGGTCTGACATTACATCCTTAATGATAGAACCATATTTGACTGTAAAATCTTCATCAGCTTGTGCCTTTGAAAATCCTCTACCTGTACCATTAAACTCATCCCTTAGTTTTTGTCTTTCAACAAATCCTTCATTCTTCTTTGCTTCTGCTTCACGCTTCTGAACATTAAGGGATATAAGATGATTTTCGTGAGCAGGATTTAAACCAGCACTTTTAATCTCTAAATCAGTTAGGTTTTCCCCACCTAATGAACGACTAATAAGTTCTTGTTGTTTCTCATATGAAGCTTGATCAACAGCAGTTCGTTGTTTATTTTCAAAAGCAGTTTTTTGTGCTTGTATCTCTTGTTCAATTAATGGTCTTTCAGCATCAGATAAGTATGCTAATGGTCTATCCATTACCCCACTTTTCAATAACTCTTCTGCCTTATATGGGTCTGCTTTGATGGTGTTGCTAAGTAGGTTTTTAGCTGTAGTTTCCAATTCTGTTTTCATATGAGTTTGAAATACATTAGAACCAACAAGATTAACAACACGTTTATCATTAATAGCATGTTCAGCTGCCCATTGTTCCGCACGAGTAAAATCAGCAGGACTATTACCAGCTAATTTGATTTGGTCTGCTACTTCTAAATTTAATCCTGCTTTTGTTTCTTGTCTGATTTGGTCTGTGCTGGCTTTAATATCTCGTTCATAATTGGATGCGCTTAATTCATTAGACATTGCATACAACTTGTCTCTTATTTGTGGACTATTAAATGTTGTATTTTCAATGGAGTTTCTTGACTCAGATTCAAACTGAAGTTTGGTTTCATCAGCTAATTGACCTAATGTAATTTCTCCCTTAGCTGCCCTCTCCATATTCTTTGTTGATATGGTTGAATGCTTGACCTTTAAATCAGATATTAATTTATTACCCTTTGTTTGGTCTTCCAAATTAGCATGAGCTTGTATCATTGTGCCAATCTCACCAATAACAGACCCAGCAGCCTTATAGGAATTTCCTATGGAATTTGCTATTTCCATATTAGATTGAAAATTAGCACCAGCGCTTTCTCTTGGAAGATTTACATCTTTTTTAATGACATCCCCAAAGTTAACATCACTTTTTGTGGATGCTGCTGAACCAATGTAATTTGTACTTGATTGTGATGTTGGAGTTACTTCAAATTTTATTGCCACTTTTAATTCCCTTTAAACACTAGGCCATCCACCAGTTGGACCACCTTTAAATTTCATTGATGCTGTTGAACCACCTTTTGCTGCTCCAGCTATTCCCAGTCCTGCACTACCAAGTTGAGTTAATGCACTACCGAATCCACTAACCAATGTTGCATTAGCAGCAGCATTTGCTTGTTTTGCTCTTTGTTGTCCTTCTAAATCAGCCAAACGTCCTTGTTCAGTTGCCGATATAGAACCATTAGCTCCATCCCACAAATAAGCTACAGCATCTTGTTCTGATAACCTGGATACTTCATCTACCATATCCTGTGAACTACCATCACCAACCAATACACCAGAAGATGCTGCGGTGGCGATTTGTGTACCTCTAACATTGATTGCCTGTGCTCTTACTTGTCTTGCTTGTTCTTGTGATTTTTCGAGAATGATTTTTGATTCATATTCACTTTGGGCCTTCTGGCGACCACCTGCTTCTGCTCCATACTTCCCTGCCTTCTTTTGGGCATTAGATGATGAGACTGCTCCAGCTGCACTGATGCCTGCTCCAACAACTCCAATGACTACTGCTGATATTGCAAAACTCATAATGATTTTCCTTTTTATTAATATATATCTGTTAGTAAATCAACAAACGATTCGGCGCTACTATTATCTATCCAGTTACTAGAAGAGGAAGAGGACTGTGTTGTTCGTGATCTAACTGTTCTTGATTTCTTTTTTGTATTTGTTGTTGGAGGGTGAATTTCTTCGGAACTGACAGATACAAAATTACCAATAGTCACTGCTGATATTGCAAAACTCACAGCTCGTCACCTAATAGTTTTTGACTATTACCCTCGTTAACTAATAAATATTGTTCATATTCTTCATAGGTTTGAACAACCAATAACTTTTCTAATTCACTAATATCAGTTTCATCTGTTGGATGTAGTGTTGTAAAAGTTGTATCTTCAAGAGCATATCCAATTCGTTTTACTCCAGGTGTAGAAACAAACATCTGATAACCTGTATAACGACCACCACCCTGTTCTGATCTAATCTCAATATCTCCTGTCATAACACAAAGGTGTTCTGTTTTATGTATAGCTCCAGTTAATATTGTTCCTTTCGGAATAAATAGTTCTCTGGCATATAATCCATTAACAAAATAGTGTTTAACAGGAAGTTCGGCCTGTGGAAGATTTAATAGGTAGTTTTCAACTTTCGTTACTTCTTTTTTAAAATCAAATATTTTTGCTATATTATCACTCATCTATTAGAATTCCTTTTCGTACCATATTGCTTTTTGTTTCAATCCTTGTCGTAGTAATACCTTTGCCATTGAACCAGTTTTAAATTCAGTTTCTGGTAATCCTGTTACAAAACTCTTAACACCTTTTCTTTCACTCTCATCAATAAAGTGTTTTAGTAATTGATAACCATAGCGTTTGTGTCTGTATTCTTGTTTGATATACAAAACATAATCTGTGGAGTATTTATCATCAGTACACCAATGTGATTGAATTTGACCCAATATGACACCAACAATTTTATAACCATCAACAGCTACATATACCATTCCATCATCAGTATCGTTAATCAACATGGTTAAGTAGGATTGTCCTTTCGATATATTTATGGTTGAGTGTTTCAAGGTCTCCACAGTTTCCCATGGTTTATCAACTAATAACAGGGCTGTTATTTCAGTTACATCCTCAATAGTAGCTTCCCTAATCATAACTATTAACAAACAATACTACTGATAATAAGGTGAATGGTAATGGATATGGTTGTTCGAATTTCATGTATTCAGTATTAGACCATCCAAGATTGGTTCTTTCTATTTCACCGGTGAATGGAGTTATAGGAGTATCAGTAGTTTGTCCAAATTCTCTGAATGGAATTTCAACATCATTTATTTTCATACCAATCGTGTTTTCTACCATTGCTATTATTTTAGATACTGATAGATTTCCACCCTGTGATGCTCCATGCTCGTTTTGAATATATGGATGTTGTAACTCAATAGATACTGTGAAAGGTAATCCAATAACCACATTACTAACTGCTTTGGTTAATGTTACGGCCCCACCAGTAACCACAACTGATGGTAATACACTACCATCTCCAACAACTGTTACCGTTTGTCCTTCTAAATGATTTAAACCTGTCCAGGTTGTGGTTGGCGATCCAGAGGTTGCAACAATAGAACTATCAGAATATATTTCTTTTGAATGGTCGAAATACTCAATGAACCTTTTATTCCCAAATCTTTTAACCACCATGTACACTGTGTCTTGCGTACTCTCTGGTATTGAAATTACATTCTCAAATAAACCAAATGGGGTGATATGTTTGCTCCATCCTGTCATACCCAAATCACGCATGTGAACACAGGATACAAGAGCACCATCGTTTCTTACCCACCATGATATGTAATGGGGTGATTGGGCAAAAGTGGATTCCTTGATTCCTGATTCAGTAATATGTTCAGCCAATACTGATATATCAGGAGCCATGTTCGTATCTTCTGCTACTGAATAACTGATTGCCCTTACCTTTGCTGAATCCCTTTGTACAAACAGAATTTCATTACCGATTTTGATAGGTAAACAATCATTTGAACCATGATATGTATGGGGAGTGATTCGAACAGTTGAGGGTGTAATACCTGTTGTGTTTGAACCAGTCATACTAAATTCTCCACCATAGGTTAATGGAATCAAATAGCGACCACTGGTTAAGTGAATCATTTCATCGTATTGATTTGAGGCTATGGTGAATTGAATAGCATCATCATCTTTGGCTCCTCTAGTAAGAACATTGTAACTACCCACAGCACTACCCCATATTGTTTGAGGAGAGGATGCAGTTCCACCTAAGTACAATCGTTGTTCGTGAAAGGCAATTGTTGATGGATATTCATTGGTATGCCATGTAACAATTTTTGTACCAGACACTGTTCCAGCCACAGACCATTCTTGTCTATTGGCATCAGCATAATCACAGGTTACATACCAGGTTTCAGTAGGTGCTCCATTTTTAAAAGATACTGCTGTGATTGTTCCATTACCAGCACTTCCATTGGGTGTGACAACTCCACCAGGAGCAGTAATTGTGAATTGCTTACCTGCAACAAATGCGATTGTTCCACTAATTATTTTGAATTTGATGAACCAGTTTTCATACCAGAAATCAGTAACAGCTTTGTAAATAAAACTAGCATCCACCAATGTCCAACTTGTGTCAGATATTCTTTGTAATACTTTGGTTGGATAGTTTTTGTGAACAATATATAGAGCTGTTCCAACTTGTGTGTACCTTAGTGATGGTAAATCAGCATCAGAATATGGAATAGCTAGTTCATATGGTGATGCGACACTTGGTAACAAGGTTTTGTCTCGGATCACTCTCATAACCCCCGCATTAAACACTAGAGCGTGAGATATGGTGCGAGAGTAAATATAAGGGATTAACTTTGCTGGTCTGGTGGAATCTTTTACCTCAACTAATGCTCTTGTACCTCTTCTTCTTGTACAAGCACCATGAGGTAATGGATAGGCATTAAGCATCTTTTTACAACCATGCTTGTAGGACTCAAGGTCAGTCCTTGCTATCATCTTTGGTGATATTTCTCCACTGGTGAAATCCGTAATGATTTGCTTAACGCGAGCCATTAGATAGCCCTCACACTAATTAAATCTGTTCCACCAAGAAATACATCCTCAATGTCTTCACTAGCATCTGCCCATTTACACTGTTCTTCTTTATCTTTGAAGATTTTCCAAGACAATGTGACCATATCTTTGTCACGAGTAATGGAATAAGCCAATTCAGCTTTCAATCTTGCTGACATTAATTCTGTGAAATCTCCTGACCAAACACTGGTGTCAGTTATATCTGCAACATATTTAACCTTACAACTTGTATGGTTTGTTATAACAAACCCATTTTCAATTTTGTAATCTCCATCTGTGTAGACTTGAATGATTCGAAGATTGTCTGATGGGAGTGCATATTTATAATCATATGCAAAACCTGGTGGAGTGGTTGCTTGTGCCAACTCTTGACGCTTGATAGCGAAGTTCCAGTAATGAGAACGTAGTAGGGTTTGACGAAATACATTCCATACAGCATTAACTGAAATTGCTTCAGATGTGGATTCGGTAAACGAGCTAATAGGTTTTCCACCTAAACCAATCAAACTAATATTAGCTATTTCAACTGCTGATGCCATCCATGTTACCCATTTTTATAATATAGGTATTTATGGTTGGTTATTACTGGGTATATTTTTTACACAATAAAAAAGGCTAGTGCATTTCTACACTAACCTTATTATGGTTATGGTTCTAAAATTATACGTTTGCTAGTTCAATTACACCTGTTGCTTCAATTACGACAGCACCTAATGACATACTAGATACAACATTGTAACCATATCTGTCAGGTGACCATTCAACAGTTGTTATAACATCTTGACCCTCAGCCAAACCAACAGCTTGACGATGAATGGCGAAGTTGTGCCATGCGCCAGTTAATGCACCACCAGCTTGGTCAAAGTTATTTTGAGTCAATTGGTTAGATATGATCCATTTGAAACCAAATGCTGTATCAATATCACCTGATACTAACGCTTTTACATTTTGATAATCAACAGATGAAATAGTTGTAAGAGCTAAAGCATCTTGTAATTGTTTTGGTGACACAATCAAGAATCGGTCTGATGGGTCAGCATCAACCTGATTCAATAACGTTAATGCATCAAGAATTTTAGCTTGAGTTAAACCACCACCAACAATTGTGCTATTAGTATTTGATGCTAACAATGCTGTATTGATTTGTGCGTCAGTATCACGACCTAAAGCATTAGCAGTAGCAGATACATATTCTTTACGAAATGAAGCATTGGTTTTTAACTCATCCAATTTATCAATAGTAACAGCAGCATATTTATCAACTAATGTTGCAGTAACAACAGATTGTGCTGGGTTTAAAAATGTTAAAGCAGCATCACGAGTTTTTGTATTAGCTGTTAACGCACCCAATTTGTGAAAGTTGTATGTTGCTCCAGTAACACCTTCAACATAACGTACAGCTGATTTTAGTTTTGAACCCTTTTGTTGGTATGATTGTTTTACTTCGTCGTTCCATTGTGCAATAAATGCAGCAGAAATATTACTTGCCATGTTGAATTTCCTTATTCAATTTTAAAATTTGTTTGTTTGGTTTTAGTTCTTCCAGAACCTTCGGCTTGTCTGCTTTTACAGGGCGGTTTTTATACTTTACTCGGGGGATAACTCCTTATCCTTTTAAGTATTATTATGTTTATTTATGGTTAGGGTTAACCTAACTATATGGTTTTAACGATAATTTGATTCGTACCATGACCTCACTTGTTTTTGTACTTCTTTATTACTGGTGTAGTCTGAACGAGCCATAAGTGCTTCCACCTCTAATTTACTAAGACTTGCTCCAGTTCCTGTATTAACAGTACTTGGCGCATTATCTTCTTTCAATTGTTTTCCAATCTCTGCCATTACCTTTATGAATTTTGGATTAGAACCTAATTCAGGGTCATTAAGTGCCTCAGGATAGAATGTTTCAATAGCATGAGCAGCACTTTTCATGTTAGAACCATAATCATTTCCCCATTGGTCTTGTAGGGCTACTTGGGCTCTTTCAGCATTTGGTGCATATTGGTCTAAAACAGCAGTAATGTTCTGTTCATATAATGCCATTGCGTTATTGAATTGGTCCTTACTCAAACCCCATTCTTTAGCTTGTCCCTTAAAAGCTTCTAATTGTTCAACATCCCATTCATCAGCTGTTTGGAATTGAAAGTCATATTCCGATACATCTGCTACTGGTACTTTACTACCAATTTTTTTTTCCAATTCTGTATAGGCTTTTGTGAGTGCATCATAATCAGGTGCTCCATCCTTTAAGAATTTTGATGGAACTTCTGGTTTAGATGCTTCTGTCTGTATAAGCGTTTGTTCAGTTGTGGTTGTTTCAACTGATGGTGAGTCTATTGGTGTGGTTGTTTCTTCTTGTGGTGATTGAACTTCATCTGTCATTGGTATGTCCTTTACTCTTCAGTTGTATTTTGATTTGGTATAAAGTTAATTTGTGATATTTGTCTCAATATGAATTCAACAACTGAACGTTGTCCTTCCTTGTAGGCTGTGTCGAATTGGTCTCCTTTGGTATAACTAGGTCTATCGTAAAATAACCCTGTTAATTCTTGGAGCACTTTGTTACCAGTTTTATCCTTTGAAAACAAATAGTTATAAGCCTCTGAATCTAACATAACTATTATCCTTGTTTAACCAATTTGTTGGTTGGTGCTAGTTCTCTAGCTAAATCAATTATGTCTTTCACTAATTGTTTGTCCTCCAATATCTCACTGGTTACATAATCCTGATTAAAATATCTATAACCTTTTTTATCAGCTTCTCGTTGGTTATAGTCGTTTATCAATTTATTAATTTTGTCTTTCATTATGATTGTCCTTTTATTAGTTGCTGAACTGCTTCTGGTCCACCAAGTGCTTCCATTCCTGCTTTCAATACTCCAGGATTCATTACCTGTTCTTGATTAGTTTGGGCTTGTTGTTGGGCTTGTTGTTCTTGTTGAGCTTGTGCTTGGTCATCCCGAACCTTTCGGATTTGCTCTTTACTTCGAATCACATCTGATGGTACTCCAATCAATCCAGCCTTCTTTAAGGTTGCCAAATCAAAATCATACACATCCAATACATGTGGGTTAAGTTGAGCAGTAGCCGCAAGTGATTGTTCAAATTTCTCCATTGAGGTCACTTCTTCCATTCGTTGTGCTCTTGCCATTGGAGATACATATTCAGGAATGATTGTGATAGAACCTTGTAAGGATTGTGGTATCTGTCCAAATGTTCCATCTCTAAATGCTAATCCAAAACAACGACCAATTAATGGTTCAAGATACTCACTTTGTAATCTGGCAAAAATTGGACCTAATATCTGTCTAACAATCACAGCACGAGTTGATACCTCTGTTGCTGACGCATAATTCTTTTGAATTGGTTCTAATTCATCAGCCATAAGTACTGATTTGATTTGCTT